AACGGTTCCAGTAACGGTTCCGGTAACGGTTCGGGTAACGGTTCGGGTAACGGTTCGGGTAACGGTTCGGGTAACGGTTCGGCGAACCAGGAACAGGAACAGGAACAGGAGTTTAAATACAACAACAAGAACAAAGAGGGTTGTTGTTCTCTTTTTGATCATCTTGTTTCTTGTGGTGTGTCAAAGTCGAGATCTGAAGCGTTAAGTAAAGAATATTCAGATGTTTATATAACCTTTAACAGGTTTAAATATCCAATAATAGAGTTCTATTGTGAATATTATCAATGGCTTATGCTGAAGCCGCTCAAAGATCACAACAGACCTAAAACTCCGGGGTGGATAATCAAAGCAATTGAGGGTGAATGGGCTCCGTCGAAGGATTTCAAGACAAAGCGTGAAAAAGAACATAAACTGAAAAAACAGTCGAAGAAGAAGAAAGAATCGAATGAACGCGATAAAAAAGTGTATGATGAATGGCTTGGAATGACAGAAAATGAAAGATTTGAAAAATATGTGCTTCAGGACTTCATTGATGTTTGGCAAAGTATAAATAAAAGTAAAGAAGATCCTCCAGAAGTTGTAATTGATAAGCGAAGGTGTGATTATCTTGAGGATCCCGAATCACCGGAAGATTTTCAGGAACGGGTGTTTGGAGCTGTCAAATTTAAGTACCCGGGTGGAACATGATAGATTCGGTTATCTGGCTGATGATGAACGGCACTGAGCGGAGTTATGCCGGCATCCTGGAGAATGATCCGGATATACTTCGCTGGGCGTTCGAGGGAAGGATCGGACCGTTGTTTGACGATCCGTTACGCCTTCATCTCGCGCATCGCACAACATACATGCCGGATTTCGTCTGCTTTCTGCAAGGGGGGATCGTTCGATTGGTCGAAGTGAAAGCCGGAAAGTACGTACCGGATGAGAAACGGAAGTCAGGAAAACGGCGAAAGACCACTTGGCGTGATGACGCCCGGGTTAAGTTCAAGATAGCGGTTGAGAAGTATCCGGATTTCGAATGGGTGGAAGCGGTTAAGTTTCCAGATGGATGGGAAGTTAAGAAGTGGCAAAACAAACTAAAGGAGTGAAAAATGCCGTATTATAAAGCAGTTACACTTAATAGAACCAGTCATTTGGATAGAACAGTAAAGTGGCGTAAAGGTTTTATTGTGAAAGTAGATAATCCCGATCCACCAAATAAGTCTATTTGTGGAAGAGGGATTCATATTAGCCGTAAACTATTAGATGCTGTTGCATATCAAGCAACATCTTCTATTTATGCTGAAGTATCTCCCTTGCAAATAATCTGTGAAGGTGATGATAAACTTCGTTGTGATGGGGTGAAAGTCTTGAAGTGGCTCTTGCCTGAGGAAACAGACAAACTTGCTGGTTTTAAGTTGTGGGAAGCTAATCATCCTGTAAATCCATTCAAGATTCATAAAAATAATAATCTTGATGTTGTAAAACTCGTGAATGATTGGGCTTCGGTCAGGGCTTCGGTCTGGGCTTCGGTCTGGGATTCGGTCTGGGCATATACTGGCGGATTATTTACAAATATCATATCATGGGAATATGGTGAAAAATTCGGTGATAATCCTTGGAAACCACTATTAGATTTATGGTATGGTGGCTATATACCCGTTACTGATGGGAAGCGATGGTATGTTTTAGCTGGGAGGAAGGCGAAAATCGTTAAGACAATTCCAGGGATGGGAAGTTAAGAAGTGGCAGAGTGCTAATTCAAAATCGAAACGTAAAATGAACAATGGTGTTTTGTTATGATACTTAGAACATGGACGCTGCAGGACGTTGCCAGGTACACGGGATTGACGATTAGACGGATACGTCAGATTCGAGATGAGTATCCGCAATTCCCTATTCCTAAAGTAAATACAAAGACTCCGCGTTACCGGCGAAAAGCGATAATTCACTTCTTTGAGAAGATTTATCGAAAAAATTGAATTAAATTAAAAAAGAGGGAAATTCGCGGAAGTACGCGGAAATCTGAGTTTGGAGAGTGATAATTCTCTCTCTTAATTGAAGCCAAGCATTTGCTTGGTTTTTTTCGTTTTTGTCAAATCAACTTTACATTTTGAAATATGAACTGGAATGATCCCGGATTCATTGCCATCCTTGTATTTGCAGGGATGATGTTAATTATAATAGCGTGGATTATCATGCTTTGGAGGCAAAGTGATTCGTAAATGTGTATCGGTTATCTTTCATGCGATGTTGCTTGTTCCTGTTGGGATGTGGCTTGTTTTGCTGACTGTGATCCTGATACTGAGCGGGGATGACTTTGATTTTAGAGATATGTAGATGTCACTCTACATGATGTCACAATGAAAGTTTCTAATGTAATAAAATTAAGTATTGCGGATCGCCGTCTAAAAGTAACCGAATACGTGCTCAAGCGCGAATCATATCAGGTAATTGCAGATAAATTAGGCGTTTCAAAGAGAACAATAATTCGTGATGTGAAGGCAATTCATAAGATATGGCAGAAAGAAAGTATTGATAATATTGATGAATTGCGATTAAGAGACCTTGCTGAATTGGATAATATGGAAATGATGTGCGCTTTGGAGTACGAAACTAACAAAAGTTCTACGCTTTTATTGCGAAGGATTCAGATAAAAGAAAGGCGCGCTAAGCTGATGGGTATGGACAAACCCACGCGCAACATCATAACCGGAAAAGATGAAGAGCCGTTATTCGGTCCGAATCTTTCCGGATTAACTACTGAACAATTGGTCAAACTTTCGAAGATAGCAGATGGCGTTGAGACTGACAAATAACAACAGGATAGCTTTAGCGATGTACGCATGGCGTGAATTAGCGCGCCGTCATCTGCTGAGGTTTATCAATTACACGTTTCAGAATTACAAGTCGAACTGGTTTCACGAGGATGTGTGCAGCAGGTTAGAGAAGTTTTATGACGATGTCCAGGCGAAACGCAGTCCGCGATTGATGCTATTCGCGCCGCCGCGGCATGGTAAGTCGGAGATGGTTTCACGTCGCTTTCCGGCGTGGGCACTTGGCAAGGATCCGGATCTGTCGATAATATCGACGAGCTACTCGGCATCGCTTTCCAGCCGGTTGAATCGTGATACGCAGCGGATAATCGATTCGAATGAATATCGCGGAATATTCCCAAACACGATTCTACCGGATCCATCAATGAAAGGTTATTCGCGAAACAATGAAATATTTGAAATAATCAATCACAAAGGCGTTTATCGTTCCGCCGGCGTCGGCGTCGGTATAACTGGCATGGGCGCGAAGATATTAATCATCGATGATCCAATTAAGGACGCTGCTGAGGCTATGAGCGCCACGATTCGCGAGTCAACCTGGGAATGGTATATATCGACAGCTTATTCACGATTGGAACCGGGCGGGGGTGTGCTGCTGATTATGACGCGTTGGAATACGGATGATGTTGCTGGACGGCTGTTGAATAAGATGCAAGCGGGGGGCGATCAGTGGGAAGTTGTTTCGTATCCGGCTATTTGTGAAAATGACGAGCTGCATCGTTGTAAAGGTGAGCCGCTTTATTCCGAACGGTATTCAATCGAGAAATTGAATGGGATTAAGGCAGCTGTCGGTAGCCGGTTCTGGGCAGCTCTGTATCAGCAGGATCCGAAGAACGTCGAAGGGGGATTATTCAAACGTACCTGGTTTGAGATTGTACCTGCGGCACCAGCTCAAGGGCGCCGGATTCGTTACTGGGACCGGGCAGCTACAGAAGCCACGGGTGAAAACGATCCGGACTATACGGCGGGTGTTAAGATGTGCAAGGCGCCGGATGGCTATTTTTACATCGAGGACGTTTCCAGGTTTCGCGGCAGCCCGAAAACGGTCAAGGATACGATTCGTAACGTTGCGACACAGGATGGCAGGGATTGCGAGATCGGGATTGAGCAGGATCCCGGTCAGGCAGGCGTGGCTGAAGCTCAGGATCAAGTCAGGAATCTTTCAGGGTTCAATGCACGGCTGTATCCAGTTACAAAAAGCAAAGAGATTCGCGCCATGCCGTTATCGGCACAAGCTGAAGCGGGGAATGTCAAGATTGTTAGAGGCTTTTGGAATGAAACATTACTTGATGAATGTGAAGTCTTCCCGAACGGTCCGCATGACGACCAGGTCGATGGGGCATCAGGAGCTTTCAATCGATTGAATGAAGGGGTTGGATTTACCGGTATTTTACCGGTTACGGGGAAAACGCATTGATTGGATTACGTGACATATTTAACTGGCTGTGGACAGGCAGTAAAAAAAAGAATAATTCCGGCAGCTTCTATTACGATAAGTTCTTACGTGATTCATCGACTGAAACGGCAACGATGCAGCACGGACTGACTAAGCTGTTTCAATACTCGCAAGGGATTAATCCTTGGACTCCAATGCAGATCATGGATCTGCTTGCGAAGATCGCGCATACGAATCCGCTCATCAACAAAGCCTGGCGTTATTACCGGAAGGTCGGATCATCCGGACACAAACTTGTAATCGATGATCGGACGGATGCTGAGGTTGAACGGATACAGATGTCGGTGAATGACCTGTCTGAACGGGTTTATGCGCGCAAAGGGCATATTGAGGGATTTATCGATCATTGTTTCCAGGAATTGGCAATCTTCGGCGGCATAGCAGTTGAAGCGATCCTGATGCCACGGCGTGAAATGATATTCGATATCGAACCGGTTGCCGTTCGCCAGATACGATTTAAGCAGGAAAAGGATATTTTCGTACCGTATCAGTTGACGAAGGATGGGAAGATGATAAAGCTCGATGAACGAACATTTCACTTTTCCGCGCTTGATACAGCAGATGGTTCACCATACCCGATTCCACCGTTCATTAGTGCGATTCCGGATGTTATTAAACGCGAAGACATTGGTGAATCTGTTAAGAATATCCTTTATAAACTTGGAATTTATGGGCTATTGATGGTTCAGATTAAGAATGAGCATCTTGATCCGATTGGCAATGTTGAAGATCGTAAGAAGATGGCTGCTTATCGAAGTGAGATCGCTAATAGTATTACTGGCGCGTTCAAGGATGGCGTGGCTGTCAGTTATGATGATGTGAGCTGGGAGGCGTTCAATCCTGTGGCTAATGCGAGCGGTGTGAAGGATTTGGCTAATTCGATCAACGAGGACATACTTTCCGGCGTCGATATCGAACCGGCACTCGTGGGACGCGCATACAAGCCGGTATTAGCAGCTATGGAGGTTCTGTGGCGATTGGCTAAGCGCGATGTGCAACCGCATCAACGGCGTGTATGTGGCGCGCTCGATCATATCGTTCATCTTGATCTCGGGTTGCAAGGCATAGATCCGCGAGGTGTGTCTGTCCAGTTCAATGAAAACCCAGAGGCGAATCCACAGGCGAGTGCAGTTGCGAAGTCAACTGAACATGCGCGGATACGTGAGAATGTGAAAGCTGGATATGTTTCACCGGATGACGGGGCGCGTGAAATGGGTTACTCCAGCGCTTATGATTCAGAGAAAGCTTATAATAGCCATCAGTCTTCAACTTTTGGTCTTCGTGATGATGGCGGACAGGAATGTTCGCACTCCCCGGGTATGAATAGCAGGCGGGTTGAGCTTTCGTTTGAGAATGGTCGCTATCATTACAGGCGTCCGCTTGTTATTCTAAAAAAAAAGAGTGAAGCAGAACTGATGTCAGTTGCCGAACGACAAATACAGTCCAGGATTAACGATTATATCAGTAAGCTGGCGCCATCCTCAAACGGCGCGCGTGAAGCGGCGATGCGGCAAGTTGATAATTTCCTGGATAACGGCAGCTTCTCTAACTTTCTTAATGAGGATCAATTTGCTTTAGCTCTTTGGGATTTGATTGAAACGGCGATCGCAAATGAAATGAACGGCACTCCTGTCCAGGAAGCTGTTGAGTACATTACGGGCGAGGCATACGAGTTTTATCGTCTTCGTGATAAGTCGGTATGGCAAGGGCGTCCGCCGATGGAGTTTATGTTCGGATCACGGGATTATCGCGCGATTCAAACAATAGCGGATTGGGACCGCTGGTATCTTGGTAAATTCATCCAGGGCGAGGAATCGCAGAAACAAGGGCTTGATTTCCTGCGGAAACAATATCTCGAGAAAGGGGAGGGATTATTCGGACGCGCCGATTCGGAGGTATTCAATCGTTTCCGGCGTGAATTCTCTGGCAAGATAAGTGAAATGTCCGATTATCAGATTAGGCGGGTTGCAGATACGAGTATTGTTAGAATTCGCTCATATGGACAATTTGGTCAATATCACGAGGCAGGGGTTACAAAAGCGCGGTGGGTTACAGTCGGTGGAGCTTGTGATATTTGTCAACCATTCGACGGAATTGAATGGTCGATCGCGCCAACGCTTGCGACAATGGACAGGGAGCTTGCCATGAATGCGGGCGAGTTCGGCACATATTTAACGCGCAAAGGTACGATTAAACCGCCGGAGAATAGCGGTCAAGTTGAAGGTCATTTAGCCGGTGGAATTATGCCGCCGGTTCATTGCAACTGTAAATGTAGAACTGTGGGAGTTCCATGAGAATAAAACATTTAATTTTAATCATCCTGCTGTTTGCCATATATGCGATGGCGCAGGATTACGGTACGATTCAGCAGTATGAATACTGGGGCCGAGTCGGCGCTACGGATAGTACATCGTTTCAGTTGAATACATCCGCTGTCTGCACAATGGGAACGTTCGAGTTCGATATCGGATCGAGTGATTACGCAGATCACCTTATAGGTCCGCAATATGCAACGGCGTGTATCAAGCTTGCGTGTTACGGCGCGGGTGATTCGGCGGCAATCGATTCAGCATGGTTTCATCTATACGATGCAAACAGCAACGGTCCGATGATTAACGCGAGTGGATTTACTACGTTCATCAAGGCTACGAGTCCGGATACGGACAGCGGATGGCAGTTTGATACTCAAAGCGACACATCGCATTACTATATGTATCCGTTGCAAGTATTGCGCGGACGAATAACGATGTATGTGTTAGGACGGAGTTATACAACGATGCGTGATACAACTGCCGGGACGCTGTTAATGTGGCGAGGGAGGTGATTCAGATGGAATGGATAGAGCGAACGCTTTCCGGCGTGATTATTCCGATTGAATCCGGTGAATCTAAACCGACAGAGTCTATTTACCATGACGGATTGATGAAGAAGATCAACTCACTCTCAGGAGTTAATCGAACACTAAACATCGAAGATGTCTTTATCCGGCGTGGACGCTTAGCCGGTGATGCAATCGATGGTCAATATGGACGATTCCGAACTGAAGATTTACCGCGACTGTTAGAAATGACGCACGGCGCGCCGATGTTGATTGGACATCGCAGAGATACACTTGGAATGGCGCGGTTCTTTGGCGGAGATATCAGTGAAAAGGATGGAGTGAACTATATCCGTCCTTATTTCTACTGGATGCAGAAGAATTCGCAAGCGAAGGATCTTATGACCGATATCGATGGCGGAATTTATTCCGAGCTTTCGATTGGATTCACATTCAAGAAACCGACGTGTTCGATATGCAATGAAGATATTCGCGCTTGTGATCACTTCCCGGGCGAGAACTACGATGGAGAGATGTGTTATTTCTATTATGACAACATCCAGCGTGTTCGCGAAGGATCTATCGTTTATCGCGGCGCAGAACCGGGGACGGGGTTTGAATCAGTTGAAGATAGCCTTTCAGTGGCATTAAGTAAAAAGAAGTGCCAGAGTACCAAAGTACCAAAGTACAAAAGTAAAACCATAAAGGAGGTGTCAGATATGATGCCAGATAGCATTATGAGTTTGCTCGGATTGGATTCTCAATCGGCATCGGAGGATGATGCAGTCAGCGCGATTGAGAGTTTGATCGAGCGAGCGAAGATCGGTGATCTTGCAATTGCCGAGAAGCGTGAATCGGTCAAGGCTCTACTTATACGGTCCCGGACGTTGAAGGGATTGAAGGAACCGGGCTTGACCGATAAGCAGAATGATCGGATTGATAGCGCGAGCTATGATTCGCTCAACGAATATGCGGAATTGTACCAAGAACAAATTGATGTTCTGGAAGAGAACCTCAAGGTTCGCAGTTCCGTGCAGGAAAACGAAAATGATGGCGAGGATGAGCCCAAAGGTCAGCGGGTGGATCCGAAGTCATACAAAGTGTGAAAAAGTGGCATAGTGCCAAAGTGCCAAAGTACTAAAATTTAAGAGGTGAATTGTGGCAACCAATCCAATTAAATACAGATCTGAAGGCGAAGGCAAGGTCTGCATAACCATGAAGGTCGATACTTCTTCGGATAAAGATTTCACAACGACCGATCTTACAAACGGGCTCTGCGCTTGCGTAGTTTCCGCGAATCGCGAGGTTGGAATGGGTTCAGACGGCGATAAGCTGTTTGGCAAGGTTGTGGCTGTCAGCGAGGAGGTCGATTCGGATGACATTCCGGTCAATTGTACCGTCCAGGTTCGCGGCGTTGCGAAGTTCGGGTATGTCGCTACCACTCCGGTCATCAATCAGATGGTCGAGGTCGATGGCGCCGGTAAAGTGAGCCAAGCTTCGGCGGATGCCGACATCGCTGCCGGCGGGCATCTGATGCGCGGGATTGTCATCGACGTTGATACAACTAACTCAGAAGTCTATGTGCTTCTGTAGGAGGTGAAATAATTATGATTAGACTACCGATTACTGATTATTTAATGCTGCAGGAGATGGGAATTGATCCGGTTCAGTTCTCCCGCGCATTAAATACAAATGAAAAGCCGCGGCTGGCGATTGCAAGCTCTGATATTGCGAAGATTGCGGAAATCGATCTCACCGAGGCGCAATCCGAATATAAAACACGTGCTGGGTTAACTTCGGAAGATGCGAAGTCCGTTAAGCGATTTGCTCAAGTCCTGGAAGAAAGGACACGTGCGCTTCCGGACGGCGATCAGATCATGGATGCTTCACTTGCAGCCGGATTCGACGCTTATGAGCTTCAATTATTCGCACGCGGACTCGGCATTCGCGGTGAGGAAGCATCGCTGATCTCAGCGATGTTTACCACTTCCACAGTGGCACTCTTCCCGGAATATATCCTGCGCACGATGGGTAAAGCACCGATCCGTGGGATTGGCTATGCAACGCTGCAGGACATGATTGCGGGGACGGAGATCGTGAATGGCGCGATCAGTAAGGGACTGAAGATGACTGATACTTCCGGACCGAAACGTTTCATTAAAGCAGAATATGCTGATATGGGACATTCGGAGATCGCTGTATCCGAGGTAACGGTCTATGTGCAGAATCTTGCGCATGAGTTCAGGATTTCTTACGAGGCTTCGCGTCGCGCATCGATGAATCTGCTTACGTTGTTTATTGAACGTTCCGGGGAACAATTCCAAAAGGACTTGGCACTCTGGGGCGCTAACGTCATTTACGGCGATGACAGCATCTTGGACGGCGGTGATACTGCAACGAAAGACAAGATCACTCCGAAGGAAATATTCAACTTCAAAAGCGATCACGAGGATACTGGTTACAATCCGAACTTATTCTTGATGACGCCGATATTCTACAAGGCGGTCGGTGAAAACAGCGTCTTCTGGGACATCCAGAGCGGACTCAACCGGACATTACTTCAGGATGGCGCTTTGCCGCCGTTCATGGGTATGCGTCCGAAGAAGATCGTTTACGATGAAACTGACAGCGATTACGGCAATGATTATGGTATCATGGTTGATACGGCGATCAACATGTATCAATTGATCGAAGCCGGTTCAGAGCTCGCTGAAGTTGATAACGATGTTTCCGGGCAGTATTTCAAATATCCGTTCTCAATCCAGATGGGTCTCTACATCCTGATGGGCGCCGCTGCACAGAAGATTCATCTGAAGGATTAAGAAGTGCCTGAGTGCCTGAGTGCCTCAGTGGCAAAGTGGCAAAGTGGCAAAGTTATTAAGGAGGTGACAGCGTGAAGAAGGAAATTATCCGCTTCATCATCTATTCCATTCTGTTTGTCCTGTTGAGCATGGCATTCAATGCTGTGCTCTATGGACAGACGACTGAAGGATTTACGGATGAATATGAAGCAACGGACGAGTATCAGATATTCAAATTTTGGTATGATGATTTTAAGATCTATATCAATAGACAGGATTCGCTGACAAATCTGCGTACACCTGTTTTCCTGGGTGCTACGCTCGAAGAATGGCCCAGGGTTTTGGTTCCCGTTCGAAATAAATCCGGCGGTACGCTAAATTTAGGCGATGTCTGTATCTGGGATACGACAGAGATAGTTGTATGCGATACGGCGGCAAATGAAACAGCTCGAATTGAAATAGATCTATCCGATGAAGGCGGTTGGCACTCCATTATTGCTGGAGCGAAAACCGGATCGGCAAGCGATGATTCATTGTGGATCTATGGGCTTGATCAAGATGGCAGCGCTCAATCCGAGATATTAGTCATTACCGACGGCGATGCGGATCAACATACAAAATCCGCTTATCGGTGGACGCAGATAGACAGCGTTAAAGATTCGCAAGCGGCTACCGGATGGACTACATATCGCGTTCGCGGACAGCCTTTTATGGGCGTTACTACATCCGCAAGCGCTTCAACTGATTTCGCAGGTGTCTTCGTTGGAAGTGTCGCATCTGCAGCGCGAACGGCAACCGTTGCGGATAATGCACTCGGTTACATTTGCGTTTATGGCGTTACGAAAGCTTATCTGGATGCGGCTTCTACCAACGTATGGGTTGGTGATCTGCTGGAAATGGCTGCCGGAGGTGATCTAATTGCCGGTAACACTTTTGGCGAGGTTGTGGCACGATCGATGGAGTTCCAGGATTCAGATGATGCGCTGACGCGAGTATTTGTATTGCCTTAGTTATTTAGCTATTAGCTGTTAGTTATTAGTAAGAATGCAGAGTGGACAGGAATGTCCGCACTCCCCGGGATAGTTATAAATGGCTTATCTTTCCGACAGTTTGCATATTCGATTGGTTGGCGGATTGGCTGAGTTGACAACCGATGACGGCATTACGGATGCTAAGCTGCGTTCGCAAATGGCTGCTGCTGCGCGTCAACTCAAGTCATGGGTTTCAATTTCGACTTATGCCGCGGCGTTGGTTATAATTGATCTTGCGCGGGATGGAGATGCAGATAAAGACCTCGAGTCTGATCCATCTATACTCCGCGCTAAATGTTCAACGGATGAGGAATATGAGCAAGTCAGTGCGTTGAGATACGCTGAAGCTGCGTTAACGATGTATCATGCTCTTCCCTCGCTGAACATGAACACGATCGGCGGTGGGATTCATCAATCGGTTATAACTGAGAAAGGACAATCAAATCAATTGTCTCCTCAGCAATTACGCGATAATCAAGCGTTGTTTCTCAAGATGGCTAATGATGCCGCTTTCGACTATCAAACAGCCGGTATGGGTGTGACGTTCGTCGAAACGGATATTACATCTGAAGACAGCGATACGGATTATTTGTAGCTATTAACTGTTAGTTATTAGCTTTTAGTGGGATAATTATGAATCTTGATGTTCATGTCGATGTTTCTCTCTTGCGGAACGTTGCCGGTAACGCGCCGGAATTGTTTAGTCGATTTATTAAAAAGATCGCAATAGCAGTTGAGGGAGAGGCTGTTCTTCAGGTAACCGGTAAATCATCGACGCGTGGCGCACGAAACAAAGCTGTAGATACCGGTAATCTTAGCCGCAGTCCCGCCAGCAGAACCGGCAGGTCGCATGATGGAGCTTATGGCGAGGTCTATTCACATGTGCCTTATGCGCAACATGTCCACGACGGCACTAACATCAAAGGCGCGGGATTTGTGATGGCTGTCAAATCGGGCACACATCGCGGAATGCGCCCGCGTCCGTATTTCAAACATGCGATTCAAGATGTTATTACAACCGGTAACTTCGCACGGATATTTGAAGCAGTTACCGGTAAGTGGATTGGAAGAGGAGTTCAGTCAGCTATTAGTTTTTAGTTATTAGCTGTTAGTTGTTAGTTGTTAGTGGTTAGTGGAAATGAATCGTTATCTAACAGGACTTCAGGAAGCGCTGCAGGCAGAAGCGGGCGCCGGTGAATTATTAGCCGATGTTACCGCTGACAGGATATTCGTGCATCGCGCGGATCGCGATGCGGAACTGCCGCTTATTGTCGTCTGGGATTTTCAACCGAAGAATATCCGGATAGCACATGGCGCACACTATCGCATTTCCGAATATCGCGCGATGGTGAATGTGTTCTGCGCACTGTCAAAAGACGCTGCATATTCAACTCAGTGGACTTCAGCAATCCAACTGTTGGAGAAAATGGAGGCGGTTCTGTTAGACAATCCATTTCTCAAAACTACATCATACGTCAATGGCTTGATCCAGGAAGGTGACAGACTGAGAATTGAATCAAGCGGGTTGTATGAAGCTACTCTTCCCGAAGTAGCTGCAGCAACGGGCAAACCATGCTTCATGGGACAACTTTTCTGCATCGCAAATATAATTCAGTCTGATCAGGATTTTATGGCAGAATAAGTGACAGAGTTACAAAGTACCAGAGTACCAAAGTAAGGAGTTAAGAAAATGGGTGATTTTGAACGAATAGGACCTATTAAGGTTTTTGGCAAGGTTTACGCTTCAGATAATATCGACGATTTCACGTATTTGACAGTCGATGATAATCCACCGAGTGGATTTACGGAGTTGTTTCAGTTGGAACCGGGTTCGTTGGTAAAAACGCCGGGGGACGAATATCTCGACTTGGAGATTGAAAGCATATTCGGTCGAACCGGGAGAGTGAAAACCAAGGAAGGATTGATACTCAAGGCAACTGTTCGTCCGAAGAATATGGATGAGGCAGCAGTCGCCCTGGGCGCTCTCACGACAGATGTTACGGATGTGGATGATGATCCGGATTACAGCTATTTCGATCACGGCGGTCGAAACAACATCGACCTGTGGAGTCTTATTATCCAGCAGAAGGTGACAGCGACACTTTATCGCGGTATCTTCATTTTCAAATGTGATATTGTAACCGCCGGCGATGTTCCATTCAATCGATTAGCTTATAGCGATCAACCGGTTGAGATTCATCCGGTAGTAATGGATTCAGGGGCGCATATCGGTAAATGGTATCGCGAACTCGCACAAACAGCATTCGTAACACCGGTGATCGATTCTATTCTTCCGGCTTCACAATCAGTTGCTAATCTTGTTACGATCAAGGGCAACGGGTTTGGTAACGCACGCGGCGATTCTGTCGTTACGTTCCATGACGCAATAGAAGCGATTGCTTACGACGTGTGGACAGATAACGTCATCGTCTGTACGATTCCGGCAGA